TCACTAAGAGTCGTTCTACCCTTGGCATCAGCACATCGTGTGGTCCAGTTAAGGTAATCTGCTTTGATGTTCTCAATCAGTGCGGTCATTTCGTTATTCATAATCATTTCCTTATTTCTCATCATATATACATTATACCAAGCTAATCAGGGTTTGTCAAGTAAAATCGTACCTTATTTCAAACTAATTTCAATGATTGCACAGATAATACCAACGGTTGTTCCACCAAGTGCTACATAAAAATAATTCATAATCAATAACCTCTTTTGTTTTCTCACTATAACTAACTATACCATGCGAAATAGGGTTTGTCAAGGCAAATCGACAGGAATCCAAGAAAAATTAGCATCATCTAGCCATCGTTCTTCACCAGTTTTGATTGATTTAATAGGGGGGTGTATGGGTTTGTGTGACATTTTTATCACACCTGTGGGCAACTCTAGGACTTCCCAGAGATCACCATGCTCACGAATACGGTTCTTTCCGTGGTTCGTCTCACCTGTAAGTTTTATCATCATTATTATAGTATGACAGGTATATAGAGGTTTGTCAAGGCATTTCTTTATTTATTTTATCCAGGCAATTTACCACGGAATTTACCACTACCACCACCACCAATATTTCTTGCAGATGGTGCTTTGGTGATACCTCGTAGTTTCATCTCATTTTCAATCCATGCCTTTGCTCTTGGGCTCGTTACCCTCTTTTTCAATAGTCTCTTAACCTGTTTGAATACAGGTGTCATCACATCTTCTTCTGAATCGTTATTATCTACAACAATAAAATTTTGACGAAAATGTTGACTGAATTTACCAATATTGGATTGAACATCTTTCCATGATTTGACTGCAATCTGTTCTGGTACGGTTCTGTCACGCTTTGAGTTTCTCAATAGCGCAGTATCAAGAGAGGTATTGACAAAAATCATATGAGTATCGTAACCCAATTGTTTCAGCTGAACAGACTGTTTAACAATCTTATCATACTCTCGACCAGTACCATCAATGATTAAACCAAGGCGACCTTCAATAGCATTACCTTTACGTTCGGCCGTAATCTTTTTAGCACGATCCCGTATCGCATCTCTTGGTTCTTCTTCAGATTTAGGCATCTTCGCATCCAGACCAGCTTTCTTAAGCATGACCTCAAATGCATCATCTGAATTAATAGTGACTAAACCCGTTCCACCTGTGGTTTGCCTGACAACGTATGACTTACCGCTGCCAGGTCCACCAGCTAGAAAGATTGCTTTAAATATATTGGGATCGTTCAGTCCTTCTCGTAGGTCTAGATATGTTCTCATCTTTGTTTTCCATTAACTCTTGTTGCTTCATCAGTGCTATCATATATTTATGATCATCAGAAATTGGTTCAATTCTTCTTTCTTGTGTCTGAAAGGATTGCATTTTCTTAATTCTGGTTTTAGCTTTAGACATTTTCTCTTCCTTTTTTTTATAATATTGGTTAGAGTGTTTCTTTGGCATGATGTTTTGAGTTAATATCCCCTTTCTAGTTTGTGTTAAACGTTTCCGTCTGTGAAATTGGTCAAAAATCTATCTTTATTGTTCCGACTTTAGTATTCTACCCGTCCTCATCATATCCTGTTTCATCACCATAAAAATTATCATCGTCATATAAGGGCTGAGCAATAAATGGTTTGGGTTCTACATGATCAGCAACTTCTAATTCTTTGTGCTTGCTATCTTTTGTAACTACGAGGTACATATAGTGTTTTTTGTTTATTCTATTAAACACATGCTTTACTGATTTCACAAGAAATTCATTTCTTACAAAATCATCAATTGGATCATCATTATCGTCCGATTTCTTTTTTATGTTAACAGATATTATATCTCCAGCACCAAACGTTGTGTTACCGTTCACCCAGAGCTCAATACTAATTCCTGTCTCTAAATTTGCAAAAAGAGATCGTCTTTTTTGTAGTGTGGTTTCTATCTTAACAGGGTCAAAAATAAATTCTGTTTCTCCCAAATCTCCGTTGTAGACTTCATACTGTGAATTTTTATAAACTTCTTCTTTGTTTTTAACTGTTGTAACTGGCGCTAGATACTGAATTGGAATGAAGTCAGAAATTCTATTTCCTTCTTCATCTAGCTTACTCTTGTTGTATAAAGGAGCATCTTTGATCTTACCAGCAGGCCCAGCATTTCTAGTTGCATATTTTTGCAGACCCTGTTCTACCAAACTTGTATCGTCAAGATAATTGTAGGTGTTAACATTAAACTTTTTCTGCACGATATCGTGGGTTATTAGACGAGAAGACAATCCACCTGCTCCAAATGTGGTTGCAACGTCATTGTTATCCAAAACCTTGACCCCAAGAATTTTTGTCATTTCAACCGAAATAATATCATCGGTTTTCATTCCAGTTATTCTTGGATCGCTAGGATCACCTGGCGTAGTGTTTGCATCAGTCTGCACATATGTAAATCGACTACCTTCAGCATACAAGCTTTGCAAAGACCTAAAGTGATATCCCCTGAGATTTTCATAGAATACATATGAGCTCAATCCATGTGTTTTTGCTGTTGATTGTGTGGTGAATGATTTTATAAGATCGAATGGGTGAACATTGTTTGAGATATGCTCTTTAATATCATTGGTTTTCTCAATATATAATCTTTTTCTGCACTTCAAATCCTTCCTCAAAATGTCCTCAACCATTTTATGATACTCGCCCTTAAATGCTCTAGACAAAAGGGTGCGTTGGTTGTGGATACTTTCTGTTGAATAGAACTCTAACGTTAAAATTTCTACACCAGAGGCCTCGGTACGCCCAACTTTGGTAACATGAAAGACGTTTTCATTAAACATTAGTTGATGTGTGGAATCTTTTAGGGTTGGTGTTAACACTACCAATTTCATATATTCTTGGCCAATGAATGGACCTTTGTTCGACAGGGCTATATCATTAAGAATTTGAACTTCACCATATAAAGAATTTTCATAGATACCTTCATACAAAGTCAATTCTAATATTGATTCTTGGACAGGTACAATATTTCCAGTAGAAGTTATTAGGGTACATTCGGGAATATCAAATTGCCCTGCTTGAGTTAATTTCATCCTGTGCCTCTAGTTTGCTTGTAAAGCTTCATAATCTTTTATAAATTGAGTAAGAAAAGCTCCCGACAAAATACTTATTTCTCTTCTTTCATCTTGCAACTTTTCTTCATGTTCAAAATTTGTCACAAGAGCAGCTGATGGATAATCAGAATTGTCACTCCCAATATTTATAGTTGCCGTAGTATTACCAGAAGATTGAAAGATTTCGTAATGATGAACACCATTGGGATCATCGTATTTTGAACCAAGAAATGCTTGAAATTGATTTACATTCATGGGCCATTGATGATATCGATCAAAGATATCATTGACTAATAGTATTACCCAATGGAGCTCAGCATCTCCATAGACATCATATGCAACAGATTCAGGTGTTTCACCTGATCCAATTAGGTATTTTTCTAATAGTGTGGCATTCTCTTTAAGGGCATCTCTTACACCAACCCTTTTTAGGATATTGATTACGGTGACAGGCTTGCCATTCTCAGTATTAGTATATTGTATTCTAGGAAATTTTTCAAAGTACATGTTAGAAACCTTGCGCTGCTGCTTCTTGTGTGATAATTTCTATCTCATCAAATGTCATGGTTATTGATGTGTTCTGTGGCGGGGCCCCTTTATCACCGGGCTGAGGTGCATAAGCAGTATATCTGTCTCCACCATATTTAACTTCAAGGTCAGCTAAATAACATGTAGAGATTCTATTTATATATTCATTTTCAAGTTGGGAACCATCCTCAGTGTTAAAGAAATATTTTATATCCATTGTGGTTGGAATTGACAAAGTTCTTCCCTCACCACCAGCACCTATTGCATCACCAGCACCTACAGCTGTGCCAAGGCCTATACCAAAAGACTCTGTATATTTAGGAAGCATTGCTAATTTAAAGGCTTGAACAATTTTATCCACCTGTTGCGCTTCTTTTAATGACTTGGGTATAAAAGCAAACTCAAACGTAAATTGCCTTCTGCCCACACCTTGAAATATCATTTCCATTTTCTTAGTCACTATTTTTCCTGCCGACATCGATAACGCATCAGCAAGGCCAGGTGCAGCAGCTTCTGCCGCACCACCAATTGCTGCACTGGTTGCTTTCTTGGCAACATTTGCTCCAACGTTTATTGCACCCATAGCTGCACCACCTGCTGCACCCCATCCACTGGAAGCGTTGAACTCACCAATACTGTTAACAATACCCTCTGCTGTCGCACCTATTTCTTTATCTTCGTAGTTTGCTTTATATTTTACACTAACTGATGGAGGCATATACAATGCAATTTGTGTAGCGACAGATTTTGATGCTCCCTTCAATGCAAAACTACGTTTTTTAAATCCTGAGCTATCTGCCACTTTGGTTAATTTACCGTTACTTATTTGGTGAATTTGAAATATAACATAATGTCCCTGTTCAACGTCAGCAGTATCCACTGGATATGCAAGCATTTCAGGCGAAGCAAGACGTTTTCGTTTAGAACCGTTGTTCTTTGCGGACTGTTTGGCGAGGCCTGAGTTTACTTTAGCAGTATCTTGTGTAGGTGTTGATTGTAATCCACCTAGATTTAAAGGACTTCTACTTCCCCGCCCTTTCTGTTGACCCCCGAAATCAGGCATCTGTTTCCCCCTCCATAAATAGTGTCACTACAAGGTATTTATACGTCATGTCATACAAAGGTAGATATACTCCAAAGAATCCTTCAAAATATAAAGGGAATCTTGACAACATAACTTACCGTTCTTTATGGGAACGAAAATTTATGACGTTTTGTGATGACAGAGCTGCTATAATCGAATGGGGAAGTGAAGAGATCATTATCCCCTATATATCACCAATAGACGGCAGAATTCATCGTTACTTCCCAGATTTCTACATTAAGGTTAAACAGGCTGATGGGAAAATTAAAAAGATGATTATAGAAGTCAAACCAAAAAAACAATGTAGTCCACCAAATCCAAAACCCTCAAGAAAAACTAGACGTTGGTTCTCTGAGGTCAAAACATGGGGAGTCAATGAAGCAAAGTGGAAATATGCAAACTCTTGGTGTTTGGATAATGGAATGGAATTTAAGATATTGACAGAAGATGATTTGGGCATTCGTTACAAATAATTTATAAATCTAATACTAATAGTGGAGATGTTGATCTTGATTGACAAATTGTTAATTCTGTATTGTGATCTATATCCATGTCACTTAATAAGTCACGATGATCTACTGTTCCTTCTAAGTAAGTAACGAGACATTTACTACACATCCCCACTTTGCACGAAGAAGGATGGCCTATCTTATTTTCATATAGTACATCTAGTATGCTTTTATCTCTGGGTACGAGAAACGTATCTCCTGTACTTGCTATTTTTATATTAAATTCTATGTCTTGCATACCTTTATTTATTAGACAAATCTAATTTTTAGGTATTCAATGTTTTTATCAATCATATTCTAATAATGAATACCCAAATTGATTTAAGTATTCCTTATAAATAGAAGTATGGCTGATAGCGATTACATACAAAGCGTCATAGACGCTGCAGGAAATAAACCATACTCGACTGAGTGGTATCGGGAAAAGATCAGGGAATTTGGTCAGCCCGGCAGACTAGACCTTATTAGAGATGGTAAGAGGGGAGGTTCGCCGTTTGGTGGATCACTGAATATGTTTGTTTATGGCCCAAAACACAAAAAGAAATTACCATATTACGATGCTTTTCCTTTGGTACTTCCAATAGAAAATTATAAGGATGGATTCTTGGGTATAAACTTTCATTATCTACCAATACCTCTAAGAATGAGATTGTTGGATAAGATGCTCGATAAAGACCTACAGACAAGTTATCAAGCAGTAAAGGGAATTAATTTGGTAAAACCTACTTTACATAGATATCTAGCTGGATATACAAAATCACAATTTCGTAAAATTGAAGATGATGAATTGGTTATAGCAACATTGCTTCCTGTCCACAACTTTAAAAAGTCCTCTGCTAAAGCAGTTTGGTCAGATTCAAGGAAGATGGTCTAATGGTAGATACTACACAGGCACAAGCAAATTTAGACAGTGCTTTTGCTTCGCCAACAATCCGCCCCGTAACAATTCCTGTGCCAGGCGTATCAGGATTTGGTGGGCCCACTTCAACGAGTGGTCTTTCAGTAATTGATCAGTTGCGCTCAGAGTTAGGAAGAAATGGTACGCCTCAGTTAAACAGGTTTCAAGCAAACATTAATCCACCCGCAATATTGGGGGAAGGCGCTCAAACATTACGCCAAATGATGATCCGAACACATTCGATTTTATTGCCCGGCAACACTTTAGACACAGCAACGGATAGTAATATATATGGCCCGGATAGAGCCATTGTATCTGGTATATCGTTTGCTGATTCAGTCCAAGTTAAATTTTACATGGATGAAAAGTTTGATATAAGAAAGTATTTTCAACAGTGGCAAAAATTGATGTACAACGAAGGAACATGGAATCTGAAATATTATTCAGAGTATATTGGAACTTTAGATATTTTTGTATTAAACAGAGATTTTAGACCAACAGCAGGATATAGAATATGGGAAGCATATCCTTCAACCATCGGAGGAATAGAATTTTCAATGGAGAGCAGTGATATTATCAAAGATTTTTCTGTTGATTTTAATTTTAGATATTGGAGCGATATATCTGAACATGGGACGGAACAACCAACTAATAAACAAAAAAGAATTGCAGCCTCTATAGCTGATAATGAACCAGAATAACTGATTTGAAATAGGAGATAATACTATGGCTTTGCCAAAACTTGAAACACCAACATATAATATGAAGGTTCCCTCTACGGGAGAAGAAATAAAATATAGACCTTTTTTAGTAAAAGAAGAAAAGATTTTGCTTTTAGCAATGGAAGAAAATAAACAAGAAATGACTAATCAAGCAGTCCTTGATTTAGTTAATACTTGTACCTTTGGGAAAGTAGGATCAAATAATGATCCTATGTTTGATATTGAATATGCGTTCATTAAGATTAGACAGAAATCAATATCTGAAACGGTTGTGGTTAATTTGTTATGTCAAGATGATAAAAAAACATATGTGTCCACGGAAATAAATCTGGATGATGTACAAGTAACGCTTGACGATGAACATACTCCAATATGTTCTCTTGGTAAGGATGCCTCAGGTAATGATGTTTCTATCGAGTTAACTTATCCAACTGCAGCTGCAACTTTGTTAGCAAATAAAGCATCAGGCAGTAATATTGAACAAATATTTGCAATTGTTAAGAGTTGTATAAAGGTAATTCATTTTGGAAACGATGCTTATAACATTGTGGACATATCCAAAGATGAACTTGATGAGTTCGTGGACAGTCTTACGCAAGAGCAGTTTGCGTCTTTGAATGAGTTTTTTGATTCAATGCCAAAACTTACACATGATGTAGAGATTACAAATCCTAATACGGGAGTAAAATCAACCGTTCATTTGGAGGGCCTAGCAGATTTTTTAAACTAACTCTTTCTCATAACAGTTTGCAGGCTTACTTTAAGATTAATTTTGGACTGATGCAACATCATAAGTACAGCCTTACAGAAATTGAAAATATGATACCTTGGGAAAGAGATGTGTATGTCGGATTATTGGTTCAGTGGATAAAGGAAGAAAAGGATCGACAGAAAAACCAAAATTAAATTAGGAGAACTCTATAATGGCTCAAAAGAAATTAGAAACAGAGAGTCAATATAATGAATATGATTTGGATGGGGATGGTATAGTGAGTGATGAGGAGTTAAACATGATTAAATCTATACATGAAACAGAAGCAGCTGAGGAAAAAGCAGATGCTCAAAGACATATGGCTTGGATATCTATGGCAGCGATGATTTTATTTACGATCATTGTTATGATTCCTGGCGTCATCCCAGAGACTAGACTTAAATTGCTCGGCGATTTATCTGCTTTATTCTACATCGGTATGGCCGGTGTGGTGGGTGCATATATGGGCATGACCGCATACATGAGTAGGAAGTAGTCAGATGGCAATAGATGATACAGTTATAAATCAAGCACAAATGGATGCTGCTAAAAGTTTTCAAAGCGCATCGGAAGATTTAAAACGAGTAGCAGAACAACAGGGAAAGGTAACTTTTCTAGAAGAGGCAGGCCTTACTAAAAAAGATTTATTAACAAGTTTGGAAGACACGTTTCTGAAAAGTAGAATTGCCAGATCAGCTTACAATCAATTTTTTGCCCTCAAAAACCAACGTAAAGAAGACAAGGCCATGGCGAAAGCCTTGGGCATGGATCAGAAGCAATTCAAAAGATATAAAAGACAAGTTGCTGAAGAAAAAGCAACAACAGCATTTGAAGAACAACGCCGAGCATCGCTGACGGCGTTGGTGGGTGAAGAACAGGCAGAAAGATCGTTAGCAGGGGAGAAAATTAGGGCGGAGTCAGAACAACTTCGACAAGAAGAAATAACAGCTGTACAGAGAGAAGCAAGAGAAATTGAGGACGTTCAAGAACGGCAGGCGTTCACCGCAGAACAAACGGAAATAGCAAATGCTGAGGCTGACAATCGGGATTTTGATTTACAAAAAAGGATTGATAACACCCAAAAAGAATCTGACCACATAAAAGCCCTAAACGAAATTGCAGATAAAGAAAAGGAACTACAAGCATCTCAAGATATAATTGATGGCAAACAACTTGAAAGCATCGAGCTCGACAATCAAAGAGACGATTCAGCGGGATCGGCAGGAGCATCGTTAGATGATGTGGTTAGTGGACTTGTCCTTATAGCCGAAGAAGTCGCAAATTCAAGCAGTATTGAAGGTAGTAGTGATGCTGGAATATCACCAGCAGAAAGAGATAAAGATGCAAAAGAACAATTAGAGTTTCAAAATAAACAGATTAATATATTAGAAAAAATAGCAGCAAATATTAGTGGTAGTGGAGGTGGCGGTGGTGGTAGCGGTGATGGTGGTGGCGGAGCCATGGATGCCATGGGCAAAGGAATTGGATCACTTGGTAAAGGAATTGGTAAAGGAATTGAAGGGACACTAAAAGGCCTTGCTTTCGGAATAAGTGCATTTGCAAATCCGAAAGTAGTATTAGGGGCAGCAGGTTTAGCCGCAGCAATTGTGTTAATTGGTGGAGCAATTGCAGGCGCTACATGGATGATAGGCAAATCATTACCTACTATGGCAGAAGGTATGAAGTCCTTTGAAGAACTAGACGGTGATGTATTGAAGAAGGCTGGTGACGGTATGGTCGCAGTTGCCTTAGGAATGGCGGCGTTTGGCGCTGGATCAGCAGTTAGTGGACTAGGATCACTAGTTGGTGGAATTACACAAGGAATTACAAGTTTATTTGGTGGAGATGATCCGTTAGAAAAACTGATGAAGTTCCAAGAATATAATTTTGACGAACCTAGAATTACAAATAATGCTAATGCAATGGTTTCGTATAGTAAAGGAATGGCAGCATTAGGTGGAGCAGGCGCAGTATCAGGAATTGGTGCCGCCGTTGGTGCGCTTGGTGGAGCAATAGCAGGATTTTTTGGAGCAGATGATCCACTAGACAACATGATGAAGTTCCAAGAATATAAATTTGATACTGCAAGGATCAAATCAAATGCTGAGGCAATGGCGGCATATGCTGAAGCAATGAAAGACTTTCCTGAGTCACCAAGTGCCAGTGTGTTTAATGCATTCAAAGGTGCTGTTGTAGGATTCTTAGGTGGCGACTCTGATCCAATGGCACCGATTAAACGCTTTGGTGAAATGACTCTTAACACTGAAAATATTGTAAAAAATGCAGGCGCAGTAAAAGCATATGCTGAAGCAATGAAAAGTATTACAATATTACCACCGTCAGGCGATGTAATTGGGGGTATTGAAAAGGTAGTCAAAGCATTGGGTAGTGGAAACGCAGCTGGACTTGGTGCTTTTGCTAATGCGATGGCCTCAATCAACAGCCTCGATACAACTCAATTATCACTTCTTGGAGGTATTAAAATTCCAGAAATTATGCCTCAGACATCAGCTGAATATGAAAAAATATTTACATCCTTACAGAAAACTGAACCCTCTAAAATTACAAAAGTACAAGACTTATTGGAAAAATCGACAATGTCGGCGACCCCGGCCGTTGCAAACACCGCAAACATCCAGCCGGGCAGAAGTCCGAGCGCCAACATGAAGATGTTTCAAGCAAATGAAATCAACAGTGGTGGCGGTGCTGGTCAGGGCCCCGCAACAAATAATGTCGCTGTAAATGCACCACAAACCTCATCTGTAGTAAATAACTCTAATACAAGCAATACGGTGCCAGTACAAAACATGCCGACTTCGCACTCTGCTTCAATACTAAGAGGCTCATTGGATTTCTAAAAGAAAACCCCCCACTGAAATTTCAGTGAGGGGTTCTGCTGAGGAAAGTTATTTCTAACTATCCTTCATCTCGCAACTTCTCAAAATATGACATTGCGTCATCTTCATTATCATCATCTGCTGATACGGTCACTGTTGGTGCCGGAGACTCTTTGGTATCAACCGTAAGAGTAGCAGTTGGTTCGTCTTCCATCAGCGTCTGCACTGTAGTATTTGCAGCAACTGTGCCGGAGAGAACCATGTCCAGACGAGTCTTCAACTCATCATAGGACTTGAAGTTGGAGGCAGCAGTAAACTCAGCTAGAGGATACTGTTTCTTATAGATGTCTTCCAGAACAGTATCGTCATCAGAGAGTGCAGATACGCCCTCAAATTCAGACTTATCATAGTTCCAGTAACCATCTACCTTACGAAGCTTCAGTTTGAAGTTCGCCCCACCCCAGAAATCAAATGGGTTGATAGGAGATTCGTCTTCAAAGGCGGGTTGCATTGCTTCCATAACCTTATCAAAGATTTTCTTACCAAAACGATAGAGCATCACTTTACCCTCATTAAGAGGATTAGCCGAATCACTTACCACATAAATGTTGGCGAAGTATTGCAACTTACGCTTCTGTTTACGGGCAATCTCCTTATCAGATTCTACACCAGAGTTCCAGAGTTTGGAATTATACTCCGATACAGGATCGTTGTTGCCGAGAGTGGTAAGAGAGTTCTCAATGAACCACTGACCAGTTGGTCCTTGAAACGCATGGTTCCAAACCTTGGCCCAAGGAAGGTCTTCACCTTCACATGCCGGAAGGAAACGAATGACGGCATATCCGTTGCCAGACTTATCCATCGTAGGTTTCCAAAGTCGCTCATCCTTATAACTCTTTTTGTCTTGGGGAGCAGATTCTTTTTGGGCAGCACCCAACAGTGAATCAAGACTGTTTTGTTTCTTCATTGTAGCAAATGACATTCGTATGTCTCCTTATGTTTGCGTATGTTAACTTATGTTGATTTTTAATAGTAACACAATAGGGCATAATAGTCAATACCCTTTCGTATTTATTTTTCCAGCGATAGGCCGGATTTATGAACTCCATCTTTGAATCCATCCTTGTCAAATCCCTCATCAGCATAAGCAGCGACCTTTTCTTCTCTTGGAATATTAGATCGTTTTTGTGCTTCCACTAAATCTTTATAGGATTCAGATTCGTAATATTCACCCTTACCCGCAAGTTCCCAAACAGCTGCGGTTCTCTTGTGAGCTTCTACTTGGGACTTTTTAAGTCCCTTACTCTTTCCACTTTTCAGTGCTAGTTCTGGTCTTTTTGGCATAATTTCTCCTTATACTATTTTTAATTTATCACAAAGTTCTTCTTTTGTGATTAGTTGTACATTGCCATGATAATCTTTCATAGATGAACCATGCCAACTTTGTGATTCTGTTACTTCACAATCTACCCAATAAAAAGTCTGATCACGCCATGTGTCAAATATTTCACTCATTTGATTTATCCAATTGATAGGATTAAATCCTTTAGCATCTTCGGGTAAATAATTATCAGTTCCCTTGTATAGATTATTTAACGATTTATTGTAACTACTTAGATCAAATCCTAACATGTATATTTCAGACTTATCAAAACTGTCTGATTCATCATTCTCATAACACGCCAAGGACAAAGCAGTATTTCCTGTTGACCATCCAGCGTGCCCTTCAATCGATAACACGGCATCTCTTACATCATCGACATATGTAATCC